GCGAGTGCTGCGACCCGTTTGTGATTTTCAAGGGAGACACGATGCGACACACAACCCCGCAGGGTCCGTTCTACACGACGGCCCCGACAGCCGCACCAGCACCGGCACCGACAGGCACCCCCGCGCCTGCTCCTGCCGCTGCGCCCGCTCCGGCGCCGACAGGCACCGAGACACCCGCAGTAGTGACGCCGGCGGTTACCACCGTTCCGGCGCAAACGCCTGCGGCGGCTGCAGCACCGCCCGAACCACCAGCACCTGTGGTGCCGGAAAGGTACGAGCTCGTGCTGCCCCAGGGAGGACCGCTCGACCAGTCCGACGTCGACGCCCTGGCCGCGATGGCCAAGGAACGGAAGTGGACCAACGAGCAAGCGCAGGCCGCGCTCACCGAGATGCACGCGCAGACCACCGCGCAGCACACCGGATTCCTTTCCACGTTGCAGGCCCATTCGGAAGTGGGTGGGGCTCACCTCGAGGCCGCGCAAGTCAACGCGACACGCGCGCTCGATCACTTCCTGCCGGCGACCTCGCCGGAGGGAGCCGAGCTCCGCTCTGTGATGACCAAAAGCGGATACGGGAACTACGCACCGTTGGTGGTGCTGTTGTCCCGCATCGGCAAAGCCATGGCCGAGGACAAGGGATTGTCGACGTCGGCCAGCACTGGAGCCGCCGCACCGCGCGACGCCGCCAGCGTGCTGTACGGCGGGGCGATCACCAAGTAGTCGCGCCACACCGGAGACGACCAATGCGTTCATTTTGTGTAGCTGTTCTCGCCGCGATCGTTGCGGCATTCGCGCTCTCGGGCACGCTGTCCGCCCACGAGCTCGCCGGGGGTGTCGGTGTCCTGGGCGCCGCGCTCGGAACCGGCGCCCTGACCCTCGCCGATTGGGCGAAGCGTCAGGACCCCAACGGCAAGGTGCCGACGATCGTCGAGCTCCTGTCGCAGACCAACGAGATCCTCACCGACATGCGGTGGATCGAAGGCAACCTGCCGACCGGCCACCGCACGACCGTGCGCACCGGGCTGCCGACGGTTGCGTGGCGCTTGCTGAACCAGGGCGTGGCCCCGAGCAAGTCAACGACCGCGCAGATCGACGAGCAGGCGGGCATTCTCGAGGCGTGGTCCGAAGTGGACAAGGACCTGGCGATTCTCAACGGCGACGTCGCCGCGTTCCGTCTGTCCGAGGCGCGTGCGTTCCTCGAGGCCATGAACCAAGAGATGGCGGCCACGATGTTCTACGGCAACAGCGGCCTGGCGGCCGAGGAGTTCACCGGCCTGGCGCCGCGCTACTCGCTGCTCTCAGCCGGTAACGGTCAGAACATCGTCAGCGGCGGCGGCAGCGGCGGCGACTGCACCTCGATCTGGCTGATGGTGTGGGGCGAGAACACCGTGCACGGCATCTTCCCGAAGGGCTCCAAGGCGGGTCTGCTGCACGAGGACTTCGGCGAAGTGACGGTCGAAGTGACCGCCGGCGTCGGTGGCAACCGGATGCGCGCGTTCCAGGAACGGTTCCAGTGGAAGGCGGGCATCGCGCTCAAGGACTGGCGCTACGTCGTCCGCATCGCCAACATCGACGTGACCGACCTGGTGGCTGGCAACGGCACGCAGGAAACGACCGACATGACGCGGCTCCAGATCCTGATGGCCAAGGCCATTCACCGGATCCCCGCGATGGGCATGGGCACGCCGGTGTTCTACATGAACCGGACGGCGCTCGAGTACCTCGACATTCAGGCGCGGCAGGACATCAAGGACGGCGGCGGGCTGACCTACGAGAACTTCGACGGCAAGCGCGTCGCGTCGTTCCGCGGGATCCCGATCCGTCCCTGCGATGCACTCCTCGAAACCGAGGCAACCGTCGCCTAACCAGCGACACGCACCAGTGCCCCGGGCGCGAGTGTCGCCCGGGTGCCTTCCACTTTCGAGGAGAGAGAACCATGTTTTGTGATGCACTTCTGAAACTCTGCGCAGCGCAGGCGGTCACGGCCGATGCGGTCAGCGTGAGCTCTGTCGACCTGGGCAACGTCACCCCGAAGCGCAAGCTCGGCGTCGGCGAACCCATGGGCATTCTGGTGACGATCACCGCGATCGGCACCAACACCGGCAGCGCCAAGATCCAGGCGATCGTGTCAGCGGCCGCGGCGCTGTCCGCTCCGCTGATCGTCGGCGAGATTGACCTGGCTACGGCGGACATCGCGGCCGGCGGGTCGTTCATCGTTCCGCTGGCCCAGGGCATCGCGTACCTGCGCTACATCGGGCTGAACTTCGACATCACCGGCACGGTGGACTTCACCGTGGACGCCTACGGTCCCGCGCCCTTGTCGATGCTGTCGACCAAGGCCGAGACGTACGCGGACGCCATCAGCGTTCAGTAACACCACGCCGCGCGCGAGAGGTTCCCGCACACCTCTCGCGCGCGGTCGTGTGTGCAAGCTGCGGACGGAGACGACATGCCCCCACGCAACAACCGCGGCGCGAAGAACCCCGCTGCGCCGCAGACCGAACCCAAGGTCAAAGCGAAACGCATCAAGGTGCGCGCGACCCGCACCGGCTACTACGACCACGCGCGCCGACGCGAGGGCGACGTGTTCATCGTCGACGAGTGCGACCTGGGCACCTGGATGGAGCGCGTGCACTCGAGCACGCCGGAGTCCATCACGACGGCGCAGGGCGCGATCGACAAGGCCCACGACGAGGTACTGGCGGCGCGTGCGCCGGCCAGCGGCATCGACCAGGACGGTCTGTAACAGAGGACGGCAATGGCGCTCAGGTTCGCGGACGGCTTCGATCAGTACAACCTCTCTGCGGACAGTGGCGCCAACGCCAACGCGGCGGCCAGCGACGAGCTCACGCGCTGGTGGACCCAGACGTACGCGCGCGGCGCGCTCGACGCCTTCGGCACCTCCTCGTATGCGACGGTCAATCCCGCTGGACGGCGCGGCGGCCAGTGCATCCGGTTCGAGGGCTTCATCGAGGCGAGCCCGCTCTCGCGCGTGCTGCCGGACTTCTCCGGGGCGACCGGCGTCGCCGGCTTCGCGTTCCGCGGCGTCCCGAACATCAACGGCACCGGCGGGTGGGGCTCGATTCTCCAGAACAATGAGGGGTCGCTCTACCCGGGCGCCGGTGGCCCGTTCGCCAACGCCAGCAACTTCCTCTGCTCGTTCCGCTACAAGGGCTACAACCAGCTGGCGGTCGGCCTGACGTCCAACGGCCGGCTCGAGGTGATGTACAGCAGCCACGTCTTTGGCGCGGACAACCTCACCGTGTTCCAGGACGACCCGTCCGCCGTCATCGGCACCACCACCAACGCGCTGCAGTTCGACACCTGGCACTACATCGAGGTGAAGGTGCTCACGCACCTGTCGACCGGCACGGTGGAGCTTCGCGTCGACGGTGACGTGTGGCTGACCCTGACCGGGGTGCGCACCTGCGGCGAGCTCGCCGGCATCGACGAGATCGTCATCGGCAAGAACGTGGCGAACGCCACCGGGAATGCCTCCTGGCTGTTCGACGACCTGTACGTGCTCGACACCGCGGCCGACACCGACAACGACCTGGTCACCTTCCTGGGTGACGTCGCGATCGAGTGGCAGGCGCCGGCGACCGACGGCGACGTCAACAACTGGACCCCCTCGAGCGGCGCGCAGCGGTACGCCATGGTCGACGAGACGGGGCCGGACGACGACACCACCTACATCCAGTCGGACACCGCCGGGCATGTGCAGACGTTCACCAGCGGCGGCTCGCCGATCAGCGGCGCGACCATCCTGGCGGCGGCGGTCATGTTCCTGGCCCGGCGCACCGAGGGCGGGCCGAGCTCGACGCGCCCGGTCGTGCGCATCGCCGGCACCACCTACGAGCTCGGCGCCGCCAAGGGCAACACCACCAGCTACAGCTACCAGGCGGGGTTCTTCAACAAGCTGCCGAGTGACCATTCGGCGATCACCGAGGCGGCGTTCGCGGCCCTGCAGCCGGGCGTCAAGAAGGTCACCTAGTGGCCGGTCCCGTCGTCGATAGCGTCACCAACGGCCAGCAGAACACGAGCACCGGGCTCAGTGTGTCGTTCAATAACGTCGCCGGCGATTACCTGTACGTGTGGGTGTGGGACGAGTGGGGCGGCTTCGCGGCGATCAACTACGTGAAGTACGCCGGCGTCGCGCTGACCAAGCTGCTGCAAAAGACGCTGGACGGGCAGCGGATGTACAGCCTGTGGGGCCTGGCCAGCCCGGCGACCGGCTCAAACACGCTGGAAGCGTCGCGGCCGTCGGGCATCGGGTTCTTTGCCTTCTGCGGGCTGACGTTATCGGGGGCGGACCCGGCCGGCTACGAGGCGATCAACTTCAACCTGGCGGGCTCGAGTTCGAACACCACCACCGTCAGCGTCACGTCGGTGACGGCCAACGCTATTGTCGTGGGCGGCACCGGCACCGCGGTCGGTACCGTCTCGACGTCGGCGCCGGCGACGCAGCGCGCCCTCGTCGGAACGGCCACCGCGCTCTCGACCACGCCGACGACGTCCGCCGGCTCGCAGAGCATTACCTGGACGCAGACCGGTTCGTGGTCGTGGGTGTCCATTGCGGTGGCGCACGCGGGCTCCGCGCCCACCACCACCGCCGCCAGTCAGCAACACGTCGACGCCGGGCTCGTGGATAGCGGCGTCATCAGCAAAGGGCTCGTCCAATGATGTATCTCGGGGATTTCGCCGCCAGCGCGGTGGTGCGGCTGCCGTGGTACACCACGGCGGTCGACGGCTCGTCGATCACGCGCGCGACCGACGGGTCGATCCGCGTCTACAAGAACAACAGCACCACGCAGCGCACCTCGAGCGCCGGCATCACTGACAGCGAGGACTTCGACTCGCTGACCGGCGTGCACTTCCTGAACATCGACACCGGCGACAACACCGACGCCGGGTTCTATGCGGCGGGCAACGACTATTGGGTGGTGCTGGTCGCCGCGACCATCGACAGCAAGGTCGTCAACGCGGTGCTCGGCCACTTCTCGATTCAGAACCGCTACGCCGGCGCCGCACTCGATGCGGCCGCCATCCGCACGGCGCTCGGCCTGGCCAGCGCCAACCTGGACACGCAACTCGCCGCGATTGACGACTACGTCGACACCGAGGTGGCGGCCCTCGTCACCGCGATCGCGGCGCTCCCGACCGCGGCGGCGATCGCCGACAAGCTGCTTGGGCGCAACCTGGCCGGCGGGTCGGATGGCGGCCGCATGGTCAAGGACGCGCTGCGGGCGCTGCGCAACAAGGTCACCGACGTGGCGGGGGCGCTGACCGTCTACGCCGAGGACGACAGCACCACCGCCTGGTCGGCGACCACCACGCGAGACGGCGCCGCGGGCGCCTTGACGGCGGTCGACCCGGCGTAGGGGCATGTTCTTCCACCCTCTCTGGCGCGGCGGGCAGAGCGAGCCGTCGCCAGGCGGCGTCACGCAGGCGGGCACGTCGTCGCTGCTGCGACACGACGTCACCGCGGTCACCGAGCTCGGGCTCAACACGGTGCTCCAGGTGCCGTCGACGACCCGCGTCACCCAGGGCATGGCCGCCGGGATGGTCTATCGCCGGCGCGTGCGCGTGACGCAGGTGGCCGCCATGGTCATCCTGACGCCGCCGGTGGTGGTGCCGCCGGACCCGGCCGACCCCTGTCTGACGGCGCCGCCGGTGCTCTCGAGCAACGTGTGTAGTCAACCGAACATGACAACGCTCGCACCCCGGTGCGATTGCGAGGACTGATGGCAGCGAAGTACGTCTCCCCGGCATTCGGCAGCAACGCGAACAGCGGCGCGATCGGCTCGCCCTACGGCACGGTCGCCTACGCCATGACGCAGCTGGCGCCCGGCGACACGCTCTACCTGCGCGGGCAGACCTACACCGGCGCGGCCAACGTGTTCGACTCGGAGCTCTACACGCTGCCGAGCGGCACCGACTGGCTGACCGGCGCGATCCGCGTCAAGCCGTACCCGGGCGAGTCGGTCATCCTCCAGCCGCCCGAAGGGCTGCACGGCATCCGCCTGACCAGCGGCGCGCCGTCGTACCTGCTGTTCTACGACCTGGCCATCGACGGCATCAATTCGACCGACGTCACGCCGGGCTCGGCGCCCCCGGGCGTCTACCTCTCGAGCGGCGCGAACCATAACCGGTTCCTCCGGCTCGAGGTCTACAACTGGCCCGGGTTCGGCGTCGCGTTCTCGCGCAACAACGGCAACTCACCGTTCAACGAGGTGCTCGACTGCCGCGTGCATCACTGCGGCAAGGCGGCCGGCGCGGCGACCGAGGGGCATGGGCTCTACATCAGCACCAGCGACAACCTGTTCGAAGGCAACGAGGTCGACCACTGCTACGGGTACGGGTTCCACCTGTACGACAACGACGGGCCGAAGTACGTGGCGCGCAACCGCGTGCGCCGGAATCGGATCCACGACTGCGGGCGCGTCGGCCAGAGCACCTACGGGATCGTCGTCGCCTGGGGCGCGGACAACGAGGTCGACAACAACCAGGTGTACCGCTGCCAGGGCGGCATCCAGAACTACGTCGAGGCGAGCGGCACGAAGATTCGCCACAACACGATCACCAAGTGCGTGAACGAGGCGATCAGCACGCAGTACCACCGGACGGCGCCGGTGCTGCGCAACAACCTGACGTGGGACAACGGCACCGACGGCCTGGTCGACTACGGTGACATCGCCGCGGCCCTGGGCACGTTCGACGAGCTCAACACCGTCACGGCCGACCCCGCGTTCCTCGACCCGGATGCCGACGACTACCAGCTGCTCGAGGCGTCGGTCGCCATTGACGCCGGCGTCGACCTGACCGGCCTGGTGGACGACGACTTCGACGGCAACGACCGCGACGCTACGCCCGACTGCGGGTGCTACCAGTACTTCCCCGACCCGGGCGAGCCCGAGCCGGAACCCGAGCCCGACCCGGGCCCCGGCGACGAGGACCCCGACCCGACCCCGCCGCCCGGTGACGACACGCCGCCGGTGGACGAGGAGCCGGAGCCCGAGCCCGAGCCGGAGCCGGACCCCGGCCCCGGTCCAGACCCGGATCCGCCGCCGGACCCGGACGAGCCCAACCCGCCCGAGGACAATCCGCCGTCCGGGAGCGGGGCGGTCGACGAGGAGGAGGACGAGGAGGAGGCGCCGACCGTGACGATCACCGGCTGCTTCACCGTGACCTGGCGCGTCGGCACCCTGAGCGGAACGATCGGTGGATCAACCGCGGTCCCGTCGGTGGGACTGCTCAATTCGGATGTGCAGCCATGAACGTCGTTGACCTTGTGAACATGAGTCTCGCCAACATCGGCGTCTCAAACGGGCTGGCCACCACCAGCGACTCGACCCTCGAGGCCGCCATGGCGGTGCTCCATTACGACCACGCGCTGCGCCTGGTGCTGCGCGACTTCGCCGCCTGGCCGTTCGCCACCAAGTTCGCCGGCGACCACGAGGGGCGCAACCCCTGGCTGCTGACCGCAGGCCCGCTGTGGGACACCGACCCCGCCGTGCTGACCGCGGTGCAGACCTGGGTGTCGAGCGCGACCTACGCGCCCGGTGACGTCGTGCGGCTGGCCGGCGTGAACTACACCAACATCCTGGTGTCGCTGAACAACACGCCGCCCAACGCGACGTACTGGTCGACGTCGAGCGACGACGCGCCCGAGAGCGCCAACCCGGACTTCAAGTACGGCTACCGGTGGCCGACCGACTGTCTGTTCGTGCGACGCCTGGTGCCGCCCGGCGACTACGCGGCAGCGCGCCCGTACAACGGCAACCCGATCGTGTTCAAGCTCGGACGCGACGCCAACGGCCTGGTCATCTACACCAACGAGCCGGCGGCGGTGCTCGAGTACACGGCGATCGATTGCTCGAGCCTCTACTCAGACGACCTGTTCATTCGGATGTTCACCTGGAAGCTGGCCGAGCTCCTGACGCCCACGATCGCGCGGGACCAAAAGACGTCCGACAACTGCATGGCCAAGTACGAGTACTACCGGCGGCTGGCGCGGGTGGCGGCGGCGCGTGAGCAGCAGCAGCAGGCGCCCGGCGACGCGGAATGGATCGGCGGCCGCTGATGCTCACCAACCAGGTCAAGCGCGCATTCTCCGGCGGCGAGGTCGCCCCGAATCTGTACGGGCGGGCCGACCTGGCGCTCTACCAGACGGCGCTGCGGACGTGTCGCAACTTCCAGATCCTGCGCGCCGGCGGCATCGCCAACCGCGCCGGGTTCCTGTTCCTGGGCGAAGGCGGCGACATGAGCGAGCCGATCACGCTCTACGCCTGGGTGTTCACCGCGGCGGACCAGTCGACGCTCATCGAGCTCGGCGACCACTACATGCGGTTCTGGATTGGCGGCGAGCTCGCCACCGTGTCCGGCGTCGACGCCTACGATGCCGGCGAGAGCTACGACCCGGGCGAGGTGGTCACCGATAGCGGCAACACCTACGTCTGCATCGCCGCGGCCGCGCCGGCGGATGCGCCACCCGACGACGACTTCTGGTACCAGCTGACCGACGGCGTGTTTGAGCTCCCGACGCCCTGGGCCGCCGGCGCGTTCAACAGCCCGGGCATGATCCGCTCGAGCCAGAACAAGTTTGAATTGGTGCTGTCACACCCGAGCGCCGCGCCCCAGGTGCTCACCAACGGCAACGCCACCGGCAGCGGGAACCCGAATTGGTCCCTCGCCCCGTTCGTGACGGCGCCGTCCATCGAGGCGCCCGACAACCTGGTGACCACGCCTGGCGCGGCCGGGACGCTGGCGCCCGCCTACGTCGTGACGGCCGTGAAGGTCGGCACCTACGAGGAGTCGCTGCCGTCGGCGCTCGACGTGTGCGGCTCGAGCGCGGCGCCCACCGAGGCGCTGCCCAACGAGCTCGCGTGGGACGCGGTGACGGACGCGGTCGAGTACCGCATCTACAAAGACCCGGTCGCCAACGGCACGTTCGGCTACATCGGCACCGCCACCGGGCAGGTGACGTTCAACGATCCCGGGTACGACCCCGACTTCCTGCAGACCCCGCCGGTGGACCGGCAACCGTTCGCCAGCGCCGCGAACTATCCCGAAATGTGCGGGTACTACCAGCAGCGCCAGGTGTTCGGCTACACCGACAACGAGCCGGCCGGCGTGTGGACGTCGCGGGTGGCGCACCTCACCAACTTCACCATCCGCTCGCCGCTCCAGGACGACGACGCGGTGACGTTCCGGCTCGATGCCCCGCAGCTGCAGGTGATCCGGCACATTGTGCCGCTGGCGCGGCTGGTGCTCCTGACCAACACCGGCGAGTGGGTCGTGCATGGCGACGGCGACAGCGGCGCCCTGGCGCCGGCCAGCATCAACCCGCGGCAGCACGGCTGGTTCGGTGCGTCGCGCGCGTTCCCGTCGGTGGTGGGCAACGTCTGCCTCTACGTGCAGGAGGGCGGGACGCGGGTGCGCGAGGTGCGCTTCAACCAGGAGATCGACGGGCTCGGCTCGCGGGACCTGTCGGTGCTGGCGTCGCATCTGTTCGACGACTACACCATCGTCCGCACCGAGTACCAGAAGAAGCCGCACTCGGTCGTGTGGGCGCTCAGGAGCGACGGCGCGCTGCTCGGCCTGACCTACGTGCCCGAGGAGGAGGCCATCGGCTGGCACCGCCACGACACGGTCAACGGGGTCATCGAGGACATCTGCGTGCTGCCGGAGGAGGGCGAGGACGTGCTCTACCTGGTGGTGCGCCGGGAGATCGACGGCAACACCGTGCGCTACATCGAGCGCATGGCGCCGCGCCCGATCAACTTCACCGGCACCCTGCTGGCGGCCGCCGGCGTGTTCGTCGACAGCAGCATCACCAAGACGGGCGCGAGCTCGGTGTCGGTGACCGGACTCGATCACCTCGAGGGCGAGGAGGTCTACGGCCTGGCGGACGGCGTGAAGTTCGGGCCGCTCACGGTCGAGGGCGGGGCGATCACGCTGGCCACCGCCGCGTCGACGGTGCACGTCGGGCTCCGCATCACCGCGCAGTTCGAGACGCTCGACCTGGACGTCGCCAACAGCGGGGCCCGCGATCGGCTCAAGCGCGTGCAGTCGGTCGGCCTGGTCACCGTGGCGAGCGGCCGCGGGTTCTACGCCGGCAAGCGCGGCGGGATGCTCTACCAGCACCAGGCGCCGGCGGGGTACGACACCGCGACGATCAAGACCGGCTACGAAGAAGTGACCATCAAGACCGGGTTCGACGAGCACGGCCGGATTCTCGTGCAGCACACCGACCCCACCCCGCTGACGGTGGTGCAGGTGATTCCACGTTTCGAGGTTGGGGGATAGCGATGGCGGTAATGACAGGGATCGCGCTGGCGCTCGCCGTCGGCGGCACGATCATGAACGCGGTCGGGCAGAAGAAGGCGGGCAACGCCGCCGGCCGTGCGGCCGAGAGCCAGGCGCAGCAGCTGGAGTACAACGCGACCGTCGCCGACTTGCAGGCGGGCGACGCGCTCGCGCGCGGGGCCGAGGACGAGAGTTCGTTCCGCTCGCAGGTGCGCGGGTTGATTGGCACGCAGCGCACCACGCTGGCGTCCACCGGCGTCGACGTCGGGTTCGGATCCGCCGCGGACGTGCAGGCCGACGCCGCCTACCTGGGCGAGATTGACGCCCGGCGCCTGGTCGCCAACGCGCAGCGCGAGGCGTGGGGCTTCCGCGTGCAGGCGGACGACTTGCGCATGGGCGCGGACGTCGCACGCCAAGGCGGTCAGGCCGCCCGCACCGCCGGCAGTTGGGGCGCCGCCACCTCCGTGGTCGGCGGCACCGGCTCGCTGCTGCTCTCGCGCTACGGGTGGGAGCGCCCCTACACCACCGCATCCGCGCCCGCGACCACGCGCGCCGCAGGGCCGTTCTAATGCCACGCGTACCGACCTACGACAAGCTCAAGGTGCAGAGCACGCCCCTGCCCGGGGCGCGCAAGCAGCACAGCGCCACCCCGGAGTCGGAGGGCGCCGGCGTCGGGCTGGCCATCGCGCAGTTCGGCGGCCAGGTGTCCCGCATCGGGATCCAGGGCTACTCCGTCATTCAGGAGGCGCAACGGCAGCGGGCCGACGACATCGCCAACCTGCAGGTGCTCGACAAGTTCAACAAGCTGGACGAGTCGATGCTCCGCGACCAGGAACATGGGTTCCTCACCACCAAGAAGGGCATCGACGCGCACGCCGCGTCCGGCCAGTACGTCAGCGACTACGACGTGCAGGCGGCGGCGATTGGCGAGGGGCTGACCACCGACGCGCAGCGCCGCTACTACGAGCAGATGCGCATCACGCGCGGGGCATCGTTCCGCGCCAACGTCGACACGCACGCCACCACCGAGTACGACAAGTACGAGGCCGACCAGTTCCAGGCGACCATGGCGAGCTCGGTCAACGCCGCGATTGCCGCGGGCGCCGCCGACCTGGCGACCGTCGGGCAACAGCTGCGCGAGCAGGAGCGCATCATCAGCACGCACGGCGCCCGGCTCGGCATGTCACCCGAGGCGCAGACGCTGTTCCGCGACGAGGTGCGCGCGAAGGTCCACGCCGGCGTCATCGGCAACCTGATCGACACCAAGAAGTTTGGGGCCGCGCAGACCTACTTTCAGGAAACCCGCGACGAGATTGCGAAGGGTGACCCCGAGGCGGTGGCGCGCATCACCAAAGCGCTCGAGGCCGGCACCGAGCTCGCCGAGGCGCAGCAGGCGGCGGACAAAATCCTGGCGGCGTTCCGTCGGGAGGAGGACGCCCGGGCCGCGGCGAAGATGCTGCCGCCCGAGACACGCCAGCGGGCGCTCGAGCTCATCGAACACGAGTTCAACATCCGCAACGCCCAGGCGCGCGACGACCACGAGGCGCTGGTCAACAAGGGACTGAACCTCGCCGAGCGCACCGGGCGCTGGACGTCGATCCCGGCCACCGAGTGGGCGCAGTACACCGTCGGCGAGCGCGCCAGCCTCAAGGCGTACCTCGAGCAAGTGGTGAAGGGCGTGCCGGTCAAGACCGACCAGAACGTCTACTCCGCGCTGCTGCAAATGTCGGACGGCATCGACCCGCGCACCGGCGAGGCCAACCCCGCCATGGTCGGTGCGTTCCTGGCCACCAACCTGCTCGAGAACAAGCACCGGCTGTCGGACTCGGACTTTCAGGAAATGCTGAAACGGCAGCAGGCCGTGCGGAAGGGACAGCAGGAGCTCCTGACCAACCGCACCGCGCAGAAGGCGATGGAGAACGAAGCGATCGGGGCGATGGGGTTGCCCACCAACCCGGTCGAACCCGGCAAGCCAAACTACAACGCCGACACCTACCGCCGGGTCGATGCGTTCCGGCGCTCGGTGCGCGAGGCCACCGCCCGGCTCGAGGCGTCCACCGGCAAGCCGGCCACCGACGCCGAGGTGCAGTCGATCGTCGACCAGCTGCGCACGTCGGTCAGCAAGGGCGCGGTGCTCCTGAGCACCAAGGGCATCAACACCTACGGCGACGCGTACGCGTTCGAGGTGGCCCAGGCGCAGGCCAAATCGATCAACGACATTCCGGCCACCGAGGTGCGCCGGCTCAAGCGACTGCTGCGCGAGGAGGGCGGGGATTGGTCCGACGCCGGCGTGCTCAAGGCGTTCAACCTGCTGCTCACCCGTACGCGAAAGGACCGGTAATTCGTGCCACAGCTGCCAGGGCTCCCCGTCGACGACGACGAGATCCGGCTCCTGCTCCAGAGCGACCGCGCGCGGGAGGAGGAGCAGGTGCGCCAGAACACCAACCCGCCCGGCATCACGCCGGACAAGCGGGCCGAGGCGCTCACGTTGTCCGACGCCACCGGGCAGCCGCTCGACCTGGTCGAACGAGGACTCGAGGCCGCGAAGAAGCAGCACCGCGACCACGCGCTCGATCGGGAACTGCTCCGCGCGCCGGAGGTGCGGAAGTTCCTCGCCACGTCGCCGGCAGCCGCCGCGGCCGCGGACGACATTCCGAGTCTGGTGAAGCTGGAGAACCGGCTCACCCTGGGCGCCAGCATCCTGCGCGGCACCGACGACCAGCAGGGGATCGTCGGCCGGTTCCTCGAGGCGGTGGGCGAGCTCACCGACAAGTACCTGCCCGGGGCCGTGCTGCCCGGCGGGGTGACCCCCACCGCCCTGCGGCAGATCGGCGGCGGCATCGCCCGCCACAACGAGGCGCAGTCCGACGCGCTCGGCTACCGGTCGACCGTGAAGGACGCCATCAAGGGTCCCGCGGAGTTCGCGCAGTACGTGAAGGAAACGGTCGGCACGCAGATCCCGGTGATGGCGCCCATGATCGCCGGCGGCATCGCCGGTGGCCTGGTCGGCGGACCCTTGGGTGCCGTCATCGGGGCCGCGATCCCGGCGTTTGTCGGGGGCGTCGGCGAGACGCAGGGCACCCTCAAAGGGCTGGACCCCAACGCCAGCGCGCCGGAGCTCGTGTTCCTGGGCGGGTCGGCGGTGGCGGCGCTCGACACGGCGCTGCCCGGGCTCCTGGGCAGTCGGCTGGCGCGCACGTTCGGCCGCGAGGTCGCCGAGGAGGTGGTCAGCAAGGCCCTGCTGGCGCCGGTGGCTCCGAAGTTCTTTCGGGGGCTGGCCAAGCACGGCGCGATCGAAATGTCGTCCGAGGCGGTCACCGAGGCATTCCAGGAGGCCATCGGCCAGGTGACCGGGTACGCCGGTGCCGGCCAACAGGTCGACTGGTCCCAGGTCGGGCAGGCCATGGTGGAGTCGGCGGCGGCGGGCGCGGTGGCCGGTGGCTCGTTCAGTGCGGCCGGGTCGGTCGTGGCCCACCCGCGCGAGCGGGCCCGCTACGCCGCGTCGCAGCAGGGCAAGGCGTTCTTCGAAGCGCTCGGCCAGGACACCGTCGACAGCAAGCTGTACGCGCGGCTCCCCGGCGCGGTCGCCGAGTTCGTGGCGCGTGCGACGAAAGACGGGCCGCTCGAGACGGTCTACGCCCCGACCGAGACGTTCGAGGCGTACTGGCAGACGCAAGGGGTCGACGCCGCGACGATGGCCGCCGAGCTCACCGGCAAGGCGGATGCCCTGGCCCACGCCAAGGCGACCGGCACCGACCTCGCCATCCCGCGGGCTACCTATGTCGAGGAGCTGGCGGCCACCGAGCACAACCCGTTCTTCACCGACAACCTGCGGCTCGGGCGCCCCGACGCCATGACGTTCGTCGAGGGCCGGGAGTTTGCCGCGTCGTTCCAGGCCGCGCTCGATGCCGCCGGCAGCGAGACAGACGCCGCCACCACGCCCGACCCGGAGGCCGTGAAGGCTGACCCCGCCGCTGCCATTGGCGCGCACATCCAGGCCCAGGTCGAGGCGTCCGGCAGCCACACGCCGCAGCAGGCCGCGTTCCTGGGCCGGCTCTACACCGCGTTCTACGGCGAGCTCGGGCGCCGGTACGGCCGGGACCCGCAGGCGCTGTTCGCCGCCCGGCCGCTGCGCGTCCAGTTGGACAACGGGCAAATCTTCACGCCCCGGGCCGAGGGTGTCGGCCGACCGACCGGGGGTGTCGACATTCCGGCCAGCCAGGGCACGCCGGGGGAAACGCCCGCCGGCCGCGCCACCCGCCGCCAGGCGCACGTCGAGGCGCTGGTGTCGGCCTACACCCGCGATGCGGTCGCCCAGGACCCGGGCGTCGACCCGGCGGCGATCCGCGCTGAGCTCGAGACACGGCTGTCGATGCTCGAGGAGGTGCGCGCGGCCAAGCGCGAGAGCGGCCACGGCCAGGACTTGCTGCGCGAGCTCGCCGCCATGGGTGGGCTCAAGGTCGACAAGAGCGAGAACGACGCCGGAGAGCTCGAGCGCCTGCTCGGCGAGGGGGGCGACGAGCGCACCGCGTACGACAAGGGGCGGCCGCGCACCTGGAACGGGGTGTCCGGCGTCCTGAGCGCGGACCCGGCCCGCGGTGGCGTCACCCTGGGCGAAGCCTACGACCGGATGCGGCACGGCGAGGAGGCCCGGTTCGCGCACATCACCGACACCAACGCGCTGCTCGAGGCCATCGAGGAGGCGCTCCAGGCCGACCCGGACGTCGACGAGATCCCCGGCACCGAGGCGCTGCAGGAGCTCGGGATCGTCCCGGGTACCAAGTGGTGGGGGGAGTCATGGGCGTCTCCCCCGGACGACGTCGACGACAGCCTCGCCGGCGGCGAGGGCGATGCGGACCCGGACTTCGACCCTGAGCTCTTTCAGCACGCGCCGGGCGCCATGCCGGCCGCGGTCGAGGACGCCGCCGCGCTCGACGCGATCGAGCAGCTGCCCGAGGTCACCAACGGCACGTTCCGCACCCGGCGCGAGTTCAAGCTGTTCATCCAGGCCCGGCTGAAGGCGGCCCTGCGCGCGGCGGGCGTGCGGAGTCTGTCGCCCGGCGACGCCAAGGTGCGCGACTACCTGGTGCGCATGGCGCTGCGCGAGATTGGCGCCGAGCTCTCGAGGGGCAGTGCGACCGGTGTCGGGTGGTACGACCTGAAGATTCGCCAGGCGCTGCGCGTCGTGTCGCTGATCCACCCGGAGCTCGCCACCGACGCGGACGCGCAGTTCGTTTTCAAGTACGCCCTGGCGGTCACGTCGAACGGACTCGAGGCCGACGGGCGCAACTTCGTGCTGGCCGAAAGCGCGTACGCCCACTACAAGCAGCACGGCGCGCTGCCGACGGGCATCGGCGAGGGTACCGCCGCGCCCATGATCGACGCGCACCTGGCGCTGTTCAACAGCAAGGTGCAGGCGGGCGGGCTCGACGCCTGGCGCTCGTTCCTGCTGACCAAGACCACCGTCGGGGCACTGCGCCGCCAGGGGTTCAAGATCGCCGGCGAGGAGGTCGGCCTCGAGGTGTTCGGCGCGATCATCCTGGGCCCGAAGATCGGCAACGGGTTCCTGATGAACCTGCACGGCGAGTTCGACCAGCTGACGATCGACCGGTGGTTCGTGCGGACGTGGCGCCGGTGGCTCGGCACGCTGATTGTCCGCAAGCCCGAGGTCGTCGCCGAGAACCGGGTGCGCGTGCGCGCGGCCATCGACGCGCTGCCCGACGAGGCGCGCGTGGTGTGGATGTCCATGCTCGGCCTGGACCTGTCCGCACCGGACCTGTCCGACGCTGCGGTGACGCGCATCGGCCTGGCCATCTTTCAGGCGTCGACCGACGCGAACAAGCGCGCGGTCATGGACAAGACGCGCGCCGGGTCCGAGCTCCGCAAGGCGGGCAACACGCTCGGCAAGAACGTCTACGGCGAGAGCGAGGTACCCGGGGGTGCCAGGAACCGCACACTGATGCGGGAGGTCGTCACACGCGCGCGTGACGTGATGGCGCAACGCGGATACACTCTGGCCATCGCCGACTTGCAGGCGGTGCTGTGGTACCCGGAAAAGCGGTTGTACGACACCGCAACGAAGAAGAACAATGACGATGCCCCACCCGACTACGCCACCGCCGCCAGCGCGCTCGCGCGAGCCAAAGGGATCAGCGAGCACGCCATCACCGGCGCGCTCGACGCCGCGCAAGCCGACTACGACCGCGACGCCCGAGCCGCTGGACGACGAGCTCGAGGATCTGCCGCTCCCCGACGCGCAGCAGGAAC